TCTGCTCCAGAAGTAGGCTGTCCGCCTGCGCCTGGCTTGTCGTTGGCAACTTCTTTGTCCAGGTTGATGCCGGCCGACTCGCGTTCATCGCTGATCAGGTCGGCTTCATCTTCATATGGGCGGTCCGGTAGCTTGCCGGTGGTGAGGTACTGCCAGTAGGTGTCGGCGCTGATCGTGCCAGCCATCACACCTTTCAGCAGCTCGGCGAGTACTTGGGCGTCGACCACCGGGGTCACGAACTCAGGACTTACCTTGAACTTCACTTGCTTCGGGTCGTAGCCCTTCCACTCGGCGGCGTACCGCAGCCCCTGCTCCACCGCTTCTGCCACCGTGATGACAATGCTGTGTAGTGTGGCGTGCTGATCGTTCTGGCGTGTCTTGCGCGCCTCGCCCGACTCAGTGCCGCCCATGTCCATGACCTTGGCGCCGGCTTCAAGCGCGGCGTTTTTCTGGTCATCCATGGCCTTGCGGACTGCTTCAATACCGGCGCCCTGGAATTCCAGGTAACCGCACTCGCCATTCGGACCCAGGTCCCATGCAGCCGATGGACCAGTTACGCTCAGTTCAACTTTGTCGTCCAACCCCGAAACCCAAGGCTGCGGATGGCTGGTTTGATGCAGTGCGGTGAAGTAATCAGCACTAAGCTGGTATGACTTCAACGCGGCCCGCGCCATGGTCAGCAGCGGCACCTCGTCGACGTCCGGCGAGTTGTCGGTCGAACCGCAGTAGATAACCGGCAGGTATGCCAGCCCTTTGACCAAACGGTTGTCGGTGCCGGTGGTGCCCAGTGCCTTTTCGTCCTCGACAAGCTCGCCCCCCTCGTTCCGCACTGCGGTATGGCACACGCTGCCCTGCATGAAGAACTCACGGAAAACCGTATCGCAATCGTGGCTGTAACGATCGCCGCCCTTCTTGCGAAACTCGCGAAACACCGAAAGAACCAGATCCTGCCGGCCGCCCTGATCAGCGGTATCCCAGTTGATGGCGTTGCGTGTGGCATACGTCGAGAAATAGGGCTCGCCGCGCTCATCGATGTTCACCACCAGCGGCACCCGACCGTGCGAGATAGCTTGGCGCACCATTCGGAAGAACAGCTGCTTCAGACCGAAGCCGTCCGCTGTGGCGTTGTCCTCCAGTCCTTTAAGGCCGGTGGGTAGCTCGATCTCTGGAATCAGTCGCGAGACTAGGCCCATCATCGAACGCAGCGAGTCACGCACCCAGTGTTCGTACTGAGCCCGGTTCGTGTAGTTCTCGTAGAGGTATTTGTTGCCGGCGGCGTCGATCTTCTCAGCTTCGACCATGCCGCTCGGCTTGGGCAGGTTGCGTTCGTTGCGCTTCACGGCGCACTCACCCTCGAGCGCGTCGTCCATCATCTCCCATTCGGCGATGTGCGTGTCGTAGTCGGGGTTTGTCGATTGCACTGGCATCAGGCCAAGCCTCCAATTCGGCGTGTTCCGCCTGTGCGTGTTTTGATCGGGAACCGCTTGGCAATGAAGTAGCCAGGGGCATCCACCAGGTGGTCATAGCCGGCCTTCTTGTCGGGCTCGCCCTTTTCCGTGTAAATCTGGCGCTCCAGGCACTGCGTGTATTTCGGACACTGGTCGACGTTGACCAGATATCGATGCTCGCCATACGCATTGGCGAACATCGCGCACATGGCGTTGACCCGGTCCTTCACCGCAGGGTTGGTCGAATCCACTACTACGGTAAATCCAGCCTTTTTCAGCAGTGACAGGTCAGATTCGCTCGCGCTCTTACTGCTTGTGTTCTGGCCGCTGGCATCCGGGTAGATGGCAATGCTGTGGTCAGGAAAGCGGAGCTTGATCTTTTCGATCATCTCGGGCGTGTCCCGCACATCTGAAAACTCGCTGAGCGCCAGTGGCAGGTCATCGCGAATGACGTGCACGACTGCCGCCATCTTCATGACGTTGAAGTCCATACCGATGTGCAATGCCTCGCCGCGCTTGATCGTCTCGCTGGTTCGGTTCGTCTCCCGATTGAACGTGTAGTAGACGACGCCCTGGTAGTTTTCAAAGCTGGCCTCGTATTCCTGTCGAAAGGTTCGAGGGTCCATCTTGCGACGGGCCGCATCCAGCTCTTCAGCCGGCACGTTGCCGCCATCGAGCGAAGTGTAGAGCCAGCTCTTGTGGTCAGGCTCATGCCCTGGCCGGCCGTCTTGGAAAGTGTCGTAGCAATGATTGAAGCCCTTCGGGGTGCCGATGCGTAGCGCGTGGCCCCCCTTTCGCATGCCAATGTCTGGTATCGAGTATTGGCAGGTCGAGAGCATCGGCCGGAGGACTTCTTCCCAGGCTTCCCACGGGCAGTCTGCCCATTCATCCACCAGGACAAAGAACAGGCCGGAGCCTCGGAGGTTGTCGTAGTTGTCGAGCCCCACCACGCGCATTACGTGGCCGGACTTGAGCGTGATCGAGCATTCAGTCTCGTTCGGGCGGTATGCACGCCACGCCTCGGGAATGGCTTGCTTTAGGCGCCTCCAAAACACGCGCTTAGCCTGTTTAAAGGTCGGCGCGCCGTACCAGATCTCATCCTCGACGCTTACACCCCACTCCGCGGCCAGGCGAGCAGCGCGGCGCATCTCCGCCTTGCCCAGGAACGTCTTGCCGAACCGCCGGCCACAAACCGCATCACGGAAGCGGGCCTCAGGCTGGAAACCCCAGCAGTAAATGTTCGCCTGCTTGGGCGTCAGCTTCACCGGCGGGTCAAAGGTACGGGGTAGCGGGGACATTCTCATCAGGCTCCAAGGTGTACTCAGCAACTGCGTGCTGCTGGTCAGCGTGAGAGCCCAAAGGCTTTTCAGGTTCAAGGCGGCGGTTCACGTAGACGTCGCCCACCTCTTTGGCCGCCTGCTCCAGTAGCTGGGCAGTAAGCGCCATGTTCTTCATGTTCTCGGCCTTCTCGGCCATGCGTCCAAGCGCGCGCAGTCGATAGGCACGGTTGGCGATCGGGATCTCAGCGGTTTGTTCGCGAAAGCGAGCCCGGGTGTCTTCGAAAAGGGTTCTCCACTTCAGGTGAAGGTTCCGCCCGACGTACTTGGTTGGGTCGTATGCCTCACACTGCTGGCGGGTAACATCGAGGCCATATTCCACTTTGACAGCCGCCACTACTTGGGATGGCGTGTCAAAGCAGGCAAGAGCCTGTACAACAAAGGCTTTCACCTCGTCTCTGAGTGCGGCCATAGATGGGCATCCGTCAAAGTACTGTCAAAGTCAGGCCGACTTGAGCAGACAGGTTCCGCAGGCCCTCGATATGTTCGTTTTCCCCACCTCAGCAGGATTGTTTGCAGCGTCCACCAACTCTTGAACCGCAGGACTCGCACCATATCGGCGGACCACACCGACGAACTCTTCAACGTCGTGTCCGCGCATCTCAAGTTTGGGCAAGCCTTCTTGGGTGAATGCTGGTTGACCGTACTTATCGGTCGCCTGGGCGATGTGATACAGCTCATGCTCGACCAGTGCGCAGAAGTCAGCGTCGGAGCACTGGGCGCAGTAGTCAGCAGCCAGCGTGATGATGTAGGCCGGCACGTCGCCGAACCAATCCAGCATCTGTTGCTCCATCCGAGCCTTCTGCCAGCCACCCGCGCGGAACGCTACCTGTTCGGCCTGGCCTACCACCGTCCGACCTTTCTTCGTGAAGGCAGCAGAAGCCCACATGACTCTCACATCCGCATCGATCAGATGGGCATGGTCTTCGTTGTGGATGCTGCCAGTGTCGGCAAGGATTTTGGTCTGTAGCCACTCCCAGACTTCAGGCGCTGGCATCAGGCGAATACCGAAACTGGACAGGTCAGACAGCTCAAGCAATGACGCTGGAGGGTATGGCCTATCCATGGGTCACCTTGAGCTTGAAATAGTGGCGCGTTGCCGGTATTGGTGAGGATCAATTCAACGCAAGGAGAGCAACATGTCAGAGCTATTCAAAAATCTAAACCGATCCGGAATGTCTGGGGTTGGTGCACCAATAAACACGCGGGAGGCAGCAGTCGGCGCTGCGCTTGTGCTGATCAACTCAAAAGTTGCAAATACCCCAGAGAAGACTTTGGCGCTGAAAGAAGAAATGGAACGACTTTCGCTCTACGCAGACCAGATTCAGGCGGCGTTGAAAGTCGAGTGACTTATCCGTGCCGCACTCACCTGCGGCACACCTAGGCCGTTAAATCCTTAACTGCGGCTACGCGCCCCACTGCGCTTTATAGGCCGCGACGTGATCAGGAAAGACATCAGCATATGCTGGGTACTCAATACCTAGCACGACCACTTCCATTTCATCCATCTCAGAATTAATGGAGTAGTCCGCAATAGACGCACCGGAAGCAGGAACCTCCACTCCGTCTACGCGCACCATAAACTTGAAATGGCGCTGATCACGCTGGGTAGAGGCCCTAACCTGTTCTTGGATGCCGGAATATCCAGGTCCGGGAATGAAGATACCGTGTGCAACCCCCATAGGTGGATCGCCATGCTCCAGCTCGGACCAACCGATATGCTGCCCATTACTGAAAACCTCGAATTGCGGCATGAGTCACCTAGAAAATCTGACTGATTCTCTCGCAGGGTAACTCAGCAGCCAGCATTGCCGAATGTCCCGACACAATGTGCTGATCCGCGAAACGTGTCGCGACTTACTCTGCCTTGCGGCTCGGCAACTTGAAGTCAGTCACCCGATCCGCGATGTTGCGGATCTTCTCCACGCCCAGGAAGCCAACCCAGCCGCCGGCGAAGGTAGCCATGCTCTGGGGCAGGCCGAAGAAGTCTAGGCCGCTGATGATTGTCAGGGTCAGGCCGCCACAAATGGCACCCTCCACCAACATCTGGCGACGTGTGCCTCCACCGTAAGTGATCCGCAACACTGCCATGGCGCAGGACAGCGCAGCCGCATAGAGGATCGGCGAGTGCTGGCTCAACCACGCAAGCGCTATCGCCCATGTGTCTGGTTTGTCTGGCATGTTTGGCATCTCGGTTCCTCCCCGTCAGGGAGCGGTAGTCATTTAGCAGGCATCACCTGCAGATTTGAATCAGCTCCAACGGCACTCCCAGCTCGGAGCAATGGGTGTGGGGAGCCGAAAACGAAGAGCCCCAGCGAATGCTGAGGCCAGAAATTGATGAAAAACAGTTCGTTAAGGATTGTCGGACAATTCTTTGAATTTTTCGGGCACACAAAAATCTCTACTTCATGAGCAACAGGAGGACTCATGAAACCGGTAGATCTCTTCGTAATCGAGTA